GTGTCGCCAGCAATTGTTATGCTCTTTTGTTCCCAAGTGTTAGCAACGCTGATTGTGTATGTAAAAGGATAGGAGCGGTCTAAAGCGCTGTTTTGTATTGACCCGCCGAATGTTCCTGTTAATGAACTACGAACCCAAAAAGATAAATTTACGGTCACCGCAGATGCTGAACCCCAATTAAAATCAGCCATGTTTAGGCCCTCAATCCTTTGAACTACTAAATAGTAATCAGTAGCTGAAAGTGAAGTAGCGGCAGAAGATGTATTTCCCAAATAGTTTATAAACCCTGTTGGTCTATTAGCGGCGCTTAAACTTCCAGCGTTTTGTTGCGATGTAAATTTTGATGTTACAGAGCCAAGGTTAAACCATCGGTCAACAACAAACGTATTTCCAACTATTTGCGTAACACTCGCCCCCGCATTCCTTTGGTCAATCACCATCGCGCCGTTGATGATGCGGTTCTTAAAGCCGTAGTAGCCAGTGGTTGTTCCTGTGCCACCATTAGCTTCTGGTAACAAACCAACTGCGGTGCTTACGTTTGCCGCAATGTTGGAAGTACCACTGCTAATAGTGACGTTAGTGAGCGTCACATTACCAAGACTGGTAGTTGTGTTACCAAGATAAACAGCAGTGTTGCCAAGCGTAATCGCAGTAGCAAAATTCTGGTCAAGTTGCGATAACGGGATTGCCGAAGTCGCAGTACCGAAAATATTAGGAACAGCCATTTTAAAACCTCACTCTCAATTCGTGTTCAAACTCGATTGTGTTTACAGTAAATGCAGGGTCAGAAGAAGTCATCGTCAACCCCAAATACTTACCATACTGTTGTGCATCTGACTTATACAAGGCGTACCCCGCACTCGTCAACCACCCTATTGTCGTAGAAGAATTGTTCACCCATGTAAGAGTAACATTCTGATTGTTAAACCAGGTCACACTGTTGTTAAGGGTGTACACAGGGCTAGAACCACTCTCACTATCAACAGTCACATTAAACGTACCGCCTGTAGTAAGAGTAGCCTCAATACCAAACTTCAACGCCTGTTTGGTACGGATTGGGTCTTTCATAGGAGACAAAGAAGTCTGTATTTCTGAGGCAACATTTGCAGTTGCATCCCCGTACAAACGGAAAAGTGCAGTGTTTGTCACTCCATACAAGTTTATCAAGCCACCTACAGGTGCAGATGACAAATAACGTAATGCACCCTGACTGGTGATAAACCACTTCTTCTCAAAAAACACGCACTGTACAAACCTATCTCCCGTGGTTGTTGGGAAAGTAGGCAACAAATAGAAGTTAAAAGCCGCACACAGGATGTTATTCAACAAGACTTGACCAGCAGTTACAGGCTTGGTGAAGTCTATAAACGGGAAAATACCATCTAGTTGGTCAGAAATCTTGCTTGTTGTTGAACCTACAAGGGCATACACCCCGTAGTTATTCATAAACAACACAGAACGGAAGTATGGGAAAACCGCATATTTCAGCTTGCTACCAACAGAAGCAGACACGTTTGTGTTTGTGAATAAGGTTTCACCTGTATTTGTAATCCTCACATCTGAAAAGACGTTAATGCTGTCCTCTCCGTAGATGTAGAGAAAGTTGTTGGCAGACACCATGTGTTGGATATTGCCACGCAAGGTAGAGTCAGTAATAGTCTCAGCACCCGCAGAAATAGAAGTAAAGTCAGTAGGACTTGTTGCAGAGGAAAAAGTTACTGTACGCCCTGTAGACACCCACACACGACCAGAAAAGGTAGCAACGCTGGATATTTCATTCAGATTAGGAACACCTATAACAGTCGCATTAGCGTTGCCTGTAGGCGTAGGTGGTGCAGCTATAGTTACAGTAGGAACACTTGTGAAGTTATTCCCCACATTCGTCATGATAACTTCTATAACAGAGTTACCAAACACAATAGAAGTAGCAGTGGCATTTGCTCCACCTCCACCAGTAATGGTTACAGCGGGAGGAGAGGCGGGGTTATAGCCAGAACCACTGTTGGTTACTTGTATATATAGCGCACCTTTAGTAAAGGTCAGCAGTTGAGCAATAGCATTAGCACCACTGCCGCCTCCACCTGTGATAGTCACTGATGGTGCAGCGGTATATCCGCTACCACCTTCTGTAACTGCTATAGAAGTTACGGCATTTGCTGTGATTGTTGCTTCTGCTGTAGCCTGTGTACCATTTGTTTGGTTAGGCGCAGAGATGGTAACTGCTGGTGCAGATACGTAACCAGAACCTCTCGCAGTCAAACCTATCCTGCCTACACCACCAACATTAAGTAAGTCAGTACCATCCCAAGAAAAGAGGCCTTTATTGGGGTCACCTATATATACTTCTTCGTTTTTCCACTGGGCTGTAGACACATTGGCAGAAGAGAAAGTGCCTGTCACACCTACATTTCCTACAGTGCCTGTATCTATGACTACATATTGCGCTCTTCCATCTTCTTGGAAAGCTAGCAAATAGTCATCTAATCCAAGATTGGTATTTGTAAGAGTAGAGACTGTGTTACCAAAAGATATAGCGTTATTACCACCATCCTTAACTGTGACTTGAGCAGGAACAATCTTTATGTTGCCAAAGCCAATAGGCATGGCATTTTCTATCCACGAAAACTCTTCGTCATCAATGGCTGTCCTGTTGGACTTGGTGTTTAAGCCCTTGAAGTTCTTATAGACAGCATAAGATTTCTTTTGCTCTGCTGCTGCCATGATTAGAACGTAGAGTAGGGGTCAGGGATTCTGCGTGTATACACAGAGTTCAACACTGCTTGGATTTGCTTTGCATACTCTTGCTTGTATATCTCAGCTTCTCCATAGCTCTGCTCTTTGTACTTGGCTTTGTAAGCTGCATAAAAAGCTACAGGCGTAGTGTAGGGGTCTTGTATTTGGTCATTAGCATTAGGCGTGTTCAAACTTAGCGCAGTAGGCAAGATAGTGCTATCTATCTCCACCACATAGGCTTGGTCAGGAACAGGGCCAATATAGATAGTGTTTTGTCCGTAGACAGAGAAACATACAGGTCTGCCTACATAGTTTTGATAGTAACGCAACTGTGCATTGAAGTTTGACCAAGGCAGATACCGCAAAGGAATACGGCTGTTACCCCAATAGATATTGACGTTAAGAATGTCTAAAGTTGTACCAGTAGAAATAGTGGCGTAGGGAATAACTTCCGCAGGGCCAGAATATAGCAAGGTGGCAGTGCCATCTGTGAATGCAGTAGATGGTGGGAAACTGTAGCCAGAAGCGGGATACGCTGGCGCAGTAGAACCAAGCACACCACTTACAGTTACTTCATAAATGAAAATGCTGCTAAATACAAATTCACCAGCAGTAACAGTAGCACCCGCAGTCCATAGGGTTGCGGCTACTCCTGTAATAGAAATTGGGGTGGCAGTTATTTGCAGGGTGCGTAAACACCCCGTATCTCTCGCTACTCGCTCACGGGCATCGTTGATGTAGTCCGTTAGCTCCGAGGTAGACCAGAAGACAGAGTTTGCATCATGCAATAAACGCTGTACTTCCGTGATGTAGGAAGAGAGAGTTGCCATGTTACCTTCATGTTAAGCAACCCTCTGATTGACTTTTCCCCCAACGGATTTCTCAATCCGCAAGGGTACTGCGCCAACCGCCGAGGGTAACGAGCGGTTCTTTACAGGAGGCTCTGAAGAAATATTTACTTTCTTCAAAGTTTCCATTGCTTCTTCAAGTTCGCTATGAAGACGTATCATGCCCAACTGGACTAGATACTTCTCCTTGTCCTCATCTCCGTAACCAACCATGTGTCTAGCAGCAGGTACAGTAAGTTCTACCGTCTTGCCAACAGGAAAATCATAACCAACATAGTTGTACTCAGCGTACAGGTCTTTGTTGGTGTTGTTGGTTACATAAACGAGGTCTGTCATAGTGATACAACGTCACCGTACACTGCGATGTCAACTGTGTTGTTTGCGGCAGCGGCTGTATTGACACACACAAACAAAGAACCAGAGTAGATTGTTGTGGCAGTGTTTGCTGTCAGGTTCAAATCTTGATACTTTGTTGTTGCTGTGATATTTCCCAATACAACTGCATTAGAAACTGCGTTTGCCAAAACACCATCACTGCTATTAATGATAGTGACGTTGGCAAGCGCAACACTTCCGTTGGCATTTGCAACAGTAATACGGCGAACAATGTAGTTTGTACCGATTGTTGGAATAGTTGC